ACGGATTGCGCTTCGACGATTGGGATTTCGTCATGGTGCGCCGGAATTGGGGCGATGCTTTCGCCTATTTCCAATTCAGCGCAGCCGAGCGTGATCCCATCTTCAACCTGCCGAACACGTTTCCCAGTTGGCTGAAGCTGCAATGGAAGCCGGGCGATCAATGCTCGATCTATCTTGCGGGCGAGTTGGCGATCACCGGCTTCATTGAGGTTCGCCAGGTTGCGTATAACGCGAACAGCCATGGCGTGATGCTCATCGGCAAGAGCTATTCGGCACAGGCGGCCAAATCGAGCGTCGATACGCCTGACGGCAATTTCGATAACCAAGATCTCGTTTCAATCGCCAGTAAGGTCGCCGGAGCCTATGGCGTCGGCGTTAAGACAATCGGCGGCGTCGATATGACGCCGTTTCAGCAATGTCAGGCTGGCAAGGGCGAGACGGTTTGGGACTTCCTCGAGCGGCTGGCGCGCGTGCGCGGCTGTCTATTGGCTGCAGATGCCTTCGGCAATTTCCTGATCATCGGCGACCATGACTATCCAGCCGTCAGCGGATTGGTCGAGGGCAAGAACATCAAGGAAATGCAGTGCATCATCAGCAACGAGCACGTCTTTGCGGTGCATGATGTTCACGGACACGGGCAGGCCAGCGACGATCTCAACGGCTCAGCTGCCAGCGAGATGAAGGCGACGGCAACGAGCGACGTTGCGCCGCTCTACAGCAAGCTGATCACGCCGATGGAAGAATCGGTGCGAACCGTCGCCGAGCTGCAGCACCGCGCAAACTTCGAAAAGCTCTGGCACGATGGCTCGCAAGTTCAGGCGACCATCACCGTGCAAGGCTGGCTCCGCGACGGTCAAGCACTTTGGCACGAAGGCGATCAGGTCCACGTCTATTCGCCGATGGCGATGCTCGATATGGACATGGCGATTCAGCAAGTCGTTTTTACGCAGGATGATAAGCGCGGCACGATCACGACGCTGACGTGCGTCAATCCCGAAATGCTGCTTGGTCGAAAGAATTTCAACGTCGAAGCGCCCCCGGCAGTCCCGACATCGGCGACGGTCCCAACAACCACACCACCTACAACAATCTCGACATAGGGGTTTCCAACCATGCATCGGCAAACGCCGCTCAATTCCGCATTGCGCGGCTTCTTTTCTGGCGGCTCTCCCAGCGTCGTCGATCAGGTGGACGACACCAAGCTGATGCAAGAAGGCGCTGGCAACTTCATGGCCAACGAGACGCGCAAGGCTGTTCAATCTCCGCAGAATTACGGTTTCACGTCCGTCGTGTTCGATGCCGAGAAAGACATGATGGGCAAGATACAGGCGAGCGCCGAAACTTTCACAAGCTTCATGGGCGGCAACCGCTCCTATCCGGTCAACGGCAACATGGATGATCGCCGTCACCGACTCTTCAAGCTGGAGAAGGGCGATACCGCGATGTTTCGCGGGCGCGGCGACAAGCAGCAATTTCACATGACGCAGGATGGCGGTTTCTGGACCGCGCCGCAGGACAAGACAGTGCGAATGCATCTCGTTCAGCAAGACAGCGAGAGCAATTCCACGATGCAGCAAGGCGGCAGCGCATCAGGCGGCGGCAGTGCTGGCGCGGCAGCGATGATGGCTGAGCCGAAGCAAGGCGACTTGATGCCCGATGGCAAGCGATTGCCAAGGCCGACGCAGATGGTTGACGGCGGTGGCAGTGGTGGCAGCAGTTCATCGAGTGGCGGAGGTCAACAGCAGAACAAGGGCCAAGAAGCCTTATACAAAGAAGGTCAGAAGTCGCCATTGTTCGTTGACGTGACCAAGGACGCAACGCGCGCTGGCGGCAAGGAAGTGCATCTGATGCTCGATGACGGCAAGATTTACGCGCACATCGTCGGCAAGGAAGTCTATCTCGGCGGCAAGAAGGGCGAAGGCACGTTCGGACGTGTGGCGACGGACAAGGGGCTGTCGATCAACGTCTATGCCAAGGTGGGCTGATCGTGCCCGCAGGCTACAACGTCCCTGACATCCGCCTCGTCCAAAACAATCTCTTTCCGAAATATTCCGTCACGGTGGATTGGGCACTCCTGCCCGATGGCACGCTCGATGACACGCAGGCCCTGGCGACAGCAATCATCGTCGCACTCGGCACCAATGGGCTCGCTAGCGATTACGATATCCTGCCCGATCCAGACTCCAATGATCGCATGGGATGGTGGGGCGATCTCGACGCGCAGCTGATCTGGAATGGCTGGCCTATCGGCTCAAAGCTGTGGCTGTTGCGGCGATCCTCGATCACGCCAGCGATGGCGTCTCAAGGCTCGACCATGGCAGCGGTTGAAAACTACATCAAAGCGGCAATCCAGCCGTTCGTTGATCGCAAGATTTGCTCAAGCTTTCGGGTCTGGACGACTCGAGTCAATCCGCAACGGATTGACGCGCTGGTCCACATCTATCGGGGGCCGCTTCCCGAGATTGAACTACTCTACGCCGTCCTCTGGGACGCAATGCAAACGTGATGGACCGCGAGAAAGCGCGAGCGCGGTGGCGGCGTTATGAGGCCACGCATCGCGCTGAGAGAAATAAACCTCGCGGAAACTCACGAGAGCGTAGCCGTCGATATTTCGAAAGGCATCCAGAGCGATTAAGAAGGACGCGCTGCAAAAGCGAAGCGCGACGGCGGCGCGATCCAGCCCAGCGTCTAGCAGATGCGGTAGGTCGCAAGCTACGCCACATCATCAGAGGCGTGAAGAGCGACATCAGTATGCTTGGGTATAGTCGCGATCAGTTCAAGCACCACATCGAGTCACTGTTTCTGCCGGGAATGTCTTGGGACAATTACGGCGAATGGCATATCGATCACAAACGGCCAAGAGCATCGTTCCGTCTTCCAGATGAGATGCTGGAATGTTGGTCGCTGTCGAATTTGCGACCGCTCTGGGCTGCGGACAACCTGAGTCAGCGTCACAGGAAATAAGGATGCCGTGGCAGACCCCAACCCTCCGCGACGTGCGCTCACTTGTGCGCGACGCGGTCAACGCCTCGTTGCCGGGAGCGGACGCGAACGTCCCAAACAGCGTCTTGCGCGTGCTCTCGGACAACCAAGGCGCGCTCTGTCACCTGACGCTGCAATACATCGATTGGCTGGCGCTGCAGCTCCTGCCCGACACAGCTGAGACGGAATGGCTCGACCGTCACGGCCAAATCTGGCTGGTCAATTCCGATGGCTCGACCGGTCGCAAGATGGCGACGCTATCGAGTGGCACCGCGAGCTTTGTCGGATTGATTGACGGCACGGTAATTCCGCAGGGATCACAGCTGCAGACCGGCACAACAGGCGGCATCGGCTCCGGTCAGTTGGTCTTTGAGACGCTGAGCGACATCACGACGAGTGCAGCCGCTCCCGTCGAAGGTCAGATTCGCGCGGTCGATCCCGGCAGCATTGGCAATCTCGTCACCGGCACCACGTTAACTCTCAATCCGCCAATCCCCGGCGTCAGTTCGGTTGCGACCATCGTTTTGCTGGAAGGCGGCACCGATACCGAGACAGACGACGAGCTGCGCATGCGCATCCTGCAGCGCATCCGCAATCCGCCAATGGGCGGCGATCTCTCGGATTACGTCAAATGGGCACTGGCAGTCCCCGGCGTGACGCGCGCATGGGCGACGGTCGAGCAAGGGATTGGAACGGTCACCGTAAGATTTCTTATGGATGATCTGCGCGCTAGCAATGACGGCTTCCCCGAGCCGTCCGACGTTGCCACGGTCGGCGCTTACATCGATAAGATGCGACCGGTCGCGGTGAAGGATTGCTTCACGTCGGGGCCGATCAAGCAAATCCTCGACGTCACGATCACCAACCTCGTCCCTAACACCGACGAGTGCAAGGCCGAGATCGAGGCGCAGCTGGAACAGATGCTGTTCGACAAGGCCGCGCCGGGGCAGACAATCTTTTTGTCGTGGATCAATTACGCGATCATGAGCGCGCCGAGCGTTCAATCGTTTTTCTTGGCCGCGCCTTTGAGCGACGTGGTGATGACGGCACCGGGCTACATGGCGGTGCTGGGCACAATCAGTCACGAATGAAGCGCAGGTCTCGGGCTGCGTATCATCGGGCATGGCGTCGGGCGAATCCCGGCAAGCAAAGCGAATACGACCGCAAGTCTTATCAAAAGCATCAGAAAAAGCGGCGGGCCAAAACGGCCCGTTGGCGCGCAGCCAACCCAGAGCGCGTTAAAGAATATGCAACCCGCATAGACCGTCGAGCGCGTCGCACAGC